TCAGGTCCCCGTTCGGCTCCAGGATCGGCAACGAGTGGTCGGACTTGTTCTCCTTGTCGCCCGAACGGTGCAGGGTCGTGGACCGGAACCACTGCTCCGGGGTGAACCTGGACGCGGACCCGTCCCAGCTGGCGTCCGAGACCGCGAACTGCTCCCAGTCGGCCAGCAGCGCATCCATCTCCCGGGCCGCGCACGGCAGACAGTCCGCCCCGGCCACGAGCTCAGCCTCCCGGGCACCGTCCTGCCAGGACCCCAGCGCAACCCACGCCTCCTGGAACGCCGGCACCGTGACCATCGTGGCCGACGCGACCCGCCCGTCGGTCACCACCGTGACCGGGACGTTGTCCTCGTCGTTCATGTCGAACACGGTGCCGTCCTCGTACTGGAACTCCGCCGACGCGTCGTCCAGCTCGACCGAGACACCGCGCAGCATCTGGTCGGCGACCATCGAGATCGCCTCGTCGGCGTCCGACGACATCGCGAACCGACCCTCAGCCTTGATCAGGCCGTCCTCCTCCCAGATCCGTTCGATGTTCCCGACCGTGACCGCACCCCCGTGGGCGTCCTGCTGGGCCCTCTGGTACGTCAACGGCACCGGCAGGTCCCGGGTCCGCAACGCGTTCGTCGCGAACTTGCGCCGGTCCCCGGACATCACCCCCGTGGGCGCGATCACCCCGTGCCAGGCCACGTCGGAGTCCAGCTCGGTGTAGTCGCCCTGCTCGTCGTAGTCCTCCAGGTCCTGCTCGTCCCCGCTGTCGTTCTCACCCGGGTCGTCGTCGATCTCGCGCGGGTCCGTGAACGGTGCCTCGTGCGCCGATGCCTTCACATCCATCGCAGCCCCCTGCGTGTCCAGCCGGCGCACCTGGCACCGGCAGTTGATCCATACGTGCGGCGGTCCCACGGGCTCCCCGGGGAAGTGCAACCGGTACCCGGCCACGTGGAACAGACCCCGCCGGTCGGACGGGTCCCCGTCCAACGGGGTGTGGATGTCACGGACGTCCCCGTCGCGCATCGTCACCCACTCCAGGGAGCCGTTCTTGCCGCCACCGGCCGCGGTGGCGGAGTTCAGCGAGTACGCCGACAACCACCGGGTGATCGCGTCGACCTGCACCGGGTCGATCGGTTCGCTCGGCGCGGTGGTGCGCTCCAGGACGTCAGCCGTGACCGACTGGAACTGCGCGAGCTCGGCGGCGGTGGGGGTGCGCCCCTGCTCGTACTCGAACGTCTCCCACCACAGCACCGCCGCAGCCTCGACCGGCTCGTCGTACCAGTCGGCCTCCCCGTTCGCATACGCCTCCAGGGCATCCGCCACGATCGGCTCGAGCTCCTCGTCCGAGGCCGTCATGACCTCCTCGCGCTGGGCCTTGAACGCCTCGACCTGCGCCGTCATCACCAGCCGTGTCATGACGGCACCACGGCCAACGCCCGCACCGTCGGCGACGGTGAGGGGGAGTGCGTCAGGTAGATCTGCAAGGTGCGTGCGTCGTGGGCGCGCCCCTGGACCAGCAGCGTCCTGCAGTACGCCTCGAGACGGTTCGCCAGGTGGTCCGCGTCGATGTCGCGGCACGCCACGAACCGGTCCAACCCGGTGAACGCGTCGGCCAGCAGCTCGTCGCACATCGCCGCGTTGACCGGCACGTGCTGGTGCATCTCCACCGCCGGCACATGCTGCTGCAGGCGCGGCTTGATGGTGGCCCGGATCCGGTTCCCGGCCCGTTCCAGCACCCGGTACACCATCACGTCGCAGGCCCCGAGCAACCCGTCGCCGCTGGGGGGCAGGACCGGCACGCTGGACGCGGCTAGATCCGTAGCGCCGGGTTGCTCGGGGGGTTCTTGGGTGGGGTGCTCGACCAGCGACGGTGCCGGCCGGCCCTGCACCGCGGGACGTGGCGGACTCAACGGGATGCCACCGGCCCCGAACACCCCCAGCAGCTGCAGGGCGGTCGCGACCAGCTCCGGGGTCGTGGACCCGCTGGCGACCTTGCGCAGCAGCACCTGACGCAGCTCGACCGGCCCGGGGGCGTCGTCGTCGTCGAACCCCGTCTCGCGGCGCAGCGCCGCCCCGTCGATCTGCATCCGGTCGTACAGCTCGAACGCCTCCTTGGACCGGTTCGGGCGCAACCGCAGCATCGAGGTGTCCGCCATCACCGTGTACGACTCGGCCTCGACGGGGTCCATCCCGTCGTCGACCAGCAGCGGACGCAGGTACCCCTCGGTCAGGGAGTCGCAGATCAAGGCCAGCAACGGTTCGGCGTGCGCCTTGATCGCGGCCTCGTCGACAGCCCACATGTTCCAGTGGTTGACGTCCGCCGCCCCCGTCAGCACGTCCGGTGGCATGTCCATGCCCAACGCCAGCCGCCGGATCGCCTCGTTGCGCAACGTGGGGGCCTGCTCGTCGAGCTCGGACCAGAACGTGATGTGCTTGAGGTTGCCGATGTGCTCCCCGGGCGCGGACGCCACGATCGGCACCATCGCCGAGGCGTCCTCCCGGTCCCCGATCGCGGTCATCATCGCGTCGGTCAGGTCCTTCTGGAACCGGTCGGCCAACGTCTGGGTCGGGACCGGGTTGTCCGGGTCGGCGGCGTCCTGGGTGGTCGGCATCGTCATCTCCGAGGGGATGAAGAAGATGCCGGCCCCGGCCAGGCGCGAGTCGATCTCCGCGAAGATCCGCTTCGTCAACGCGTCCAGCTCAGCCAGGATCGACAGGACCGCCCGGCTGGGGGAGTTCGCGTCGCGCCACCGCCGCGGGTGCGGCCGCCAGATCCTGATGATCAGCACGTCGGTGTCGGACTTGATCAGCTTCCCCGACGCGTAGTGGTTCCCCCCGCGGCTGGTCAGCTCCGTGGACGCCACCACCAACCAGTGGTCCACACCGTTCTCGGTGGTCCCCACCAGGTACAGCTCGCCGGCCACCGTCATGTGGATGCCGCACTCGCGCAGCATCTGCCCCTGAGCCTCAGGCCCCCCGAACAGGGAGAACACGTAGTCGACGCCGTCGCCGGCGTCCGCGACCCGGGTGCCGTCCTTGGCCAGGAACAGGGTCGCCTTCGACAGCATGTTCCCGACCCAGTCGACCCCGTACCGGTACTCGCCGATGATGTCGTAGAACTCCCAACACCGGTCCTGCCACCCTCTGCCGGTGCGCGAGATCTTCGTCATGTCCGAGTTCACCGGCAGCCGGCGTCCGGCCGCCGTCAACGCGGCGATGTCCCCACGGGACAACGAGGCCGACATCCTGACCTCGGTCTTCGTCTTCGGCATCTGTGCAGCCCCCTGCGTGCCGTCGGTAGCGCAGTAGGTGCGCTAGTCCTTCTCGTCTCTCTCGACGACCATCGCGGTCAGGTAGGAGCCGGCCAGCCAGCCCCAGAACAGCCACCAACCCCAGTGCAGGTCGGTCAGCCACGCGGTGAACAAGACGAACGCGAACACGTACGGGGACGCGCACCAGTGGCACGTCACGAGCTTCGACCAGCCCCCGGGCTCGTTGCGGGACCGGTTCCACGTCAGGCGCATCCACCACTCGCGCACCGCGGCCGCCGGCGGGTAGGTGTCGTGCACGATGAGCCGGGTCGCCCGGCCGGCACCCAGGACCGCGACCACGACCAGCGCGATCCACACCCAGATCCCACCCAGCTGCGGCAGACCCCCCGCGAACGTGGTCACCGACCCATCACCCCCGTCAGCATCTTCTTCAGGTCCTGGTAGTGACCCCCACCGGGTCGACCACCACGGGTCGGCATCCGCCCGTGCGCCACCGCGATCGAGGACGCCGAGTCCAGGGAGATCAGGGAGTGCGCGGCGTGCACCAGGGCGTCCAGACGGTCCGGGGAGTTCCCCGACCCCGGCACCCACGAGCACAGCTGGGACTCCAGCTCGGGGAAGTACCCCGCCAGGTGGGCCCGGTCCTGCTCGAACAGCCCGTACACCGGCTCGGCACGGATCAGCTTCCCGCGCCTCGAGTTGACCTCCAGCACCCGGGCGAAGTGCCCCAGGTTCGTGCGCAGGTTGGAGGTGACCATCTCCCCGCCGTAGTTCGTCTCGGCCACCACCAGGTCGCACCGGAACAGGTCGTAGGCGGCCTTGACCTCCTGGGCCCACTCCAGCGGCGTGTACTTCCCGGAGTGGTCCGACAGCACGTACAGGTGCCCGTCGACACCCAGGCCCATCACGATGATCCCGGTCTCGTCCGACCGCTTCGTCGACGTCCCCGCCGGGTCGACCGCGACCACCGTGCGGATCATGAGCGGGGTGGTCCGCCGCCGGGTCGACTCCAGGATCGCGTCGTGCCACAGGGCACCCTCGACGTCGTCCAGGATCTCCCCGTACAGCTCCTGACGGCCCTGACGGGTGCCGGCGTACTTCTCGCGCATCTGCTTGATGAACGCCGGCGCGAGGTTCGCCTCGTTCGCGAACGTGGGCACCACCACCACCCGGGACAGCGCGTCGGTGATCATCGACTTCAGCCACGGTGAGGGGGTCGGGGTCGTGGTGATCGCGACCCGGGGCCGCTGCCCCATCCGCAGCCCGTACATGAGCATGTCCCACACGTACTCGACGTTCGGGTAGTGGGCGGCCTCGTCGCACCACGCAGCCCCGTCGTTGCGGCCACGCAACCGGTCCGGCTCCTCCGCGGTGTACCCGATCGCGATCGCCCCGTTCGGGAACGTGATCCGCTTCTTCGACGGCTCCCAGTGCGGCAGGTACCCGGCCGCCTCGCAGCACCGCAAGATCCCCGACTCGCCCTCGATCATGACGTCGCGAAGGTCGGACGCCGTCGGGGCCACGATCGCCAGCCGCGGCGTGTACCGGGTCATGTTCCGCACCCACTCCGCGCCGGCCTTCGTCTTGCCGCCACCACGACCCGAGAGCATGAACCAGAACATCCAGTCGTCCAGCAGCGAGGGGGGCCACTGGTCGGAGCGGGCGTGCCGGTAGTCGTACTGGTCGTGCGGCTCCCCGTCGCAGTCGCGCCCCGGGTGCTGGCAGTACCAGACCTTCGGGTCCATGCCCGTGGACATGATCTCCAGCAGCTTGTCCTGGGCTGCCGGCGTCCACCGCAACGGCAGGTCCGGGTCGAACTGCGGGTCAGCCACCGCACACCTGCCAGCTGCCGTGCCCGGCACCGGTGTCGCGGACCTTGCCCGGGTTGTTCTGCGGCCGCTCCTCCAGCGGCAACGCGGAGGACGCCGTGCCCTCCGGGGGGGCCGGCTTGGGCAGCAGCACACACACGTCCTCGAACCGCATCCCCAGGTCAGCGGCCACGAACGCGGCAATCGCACGCCGGGCGTACCCGGTGGCCGACATCCGCCGCGCCGTCGCCGCCTCGCGCAGCAGCACCCGGAACTCGATATCGGATACCAACGTCAACCGCGCCGGCCAGTTCCGCATCCCCGCACCACGCCGGTCCGCCTTCTCACGCTGGTCGGCGTTGACCAGCGTGAGAAGGCGGTCCTCCCACCCTGGACGCCCCCCTGCGGCGTCCCCAGGCAAGTGCCTACGAGGCGTGCGATGCACCGGCATCGTCCA